TAGGGGTAGGAGTAGGAGTAGGAGTAGGGGTAGGGGTAGGAGTAGGAGTGGGTTCGGCTGAGGGGCGAGTAAATAGATATAACATGGATGATGATGAACAACATAACATCATCACAACTACAAAAATTAGAATCCTTTGATCCATGTTTTATTATACTTTAAGATTTAAATCTAATATACGAGTAGTATGCAAATATTCGTGAAAACACTTACTGGAAAAACTATCACTCTTGAGGTTGAATCCTCCGATACTATCGATAACATTAAGGCTAAGATTCAAGATAAGGAAGGAATCCCTCCCGATCAGCAGCGACTTATCTTCGCCGGGAAGCAGCTAGAAGATGGACGCACCCTAGCTGATTATAATATTCAAAAGGAGTCTACTTTACACCTAGTTCTCAGGCTCAGAGGTGGTGGGAACAACGAATCCAAGCCCAAGCGTAAACCTAATGCATACATGAACTTTGTCAAGAAGATACGACCCGAAGTTGTGAAAGAGAACCCAGATCTCAGTTTCACTGACATTGGTAAGAGGATGGGTGAGATGTGGAGAGCCCTTACAGACGACGAAAAGAAAAAATATGTAGATTAAGGTGTATCCCAAACGATATTACCGCTAATACTAATTCTTTCTTTATCACTTGTGTGAAATGGATAAACTTGATGACATAAATCACTAGGAAAAAAACAACAATATCCATTCATTCTGGGTGACATTGGTATAAAATGTTGGGATACAGATCTACAATTATCATTAGAATGCACAAAGGTAAAGTTACCTACCAGTGAAACCGCTTCGGTCGGTCTTGTAATATGTAATTTTTTCTCGTCTTCACAATCATAAGGAATATCCATCCATATTACAAAAGAGAACATACCATCATGTTGATGTGGAGGTTGAAACTCATATTTCTTTTGAAAGTTCACCCATAAACCATTTAAACGTGGTGCTAGTTCTTTATTATCTTGAAGTAATTTTGAGTTTAGTCTTGCAATTACTTCCATATTTTTTCTAATTTCCCCGTTAATAAAATTAAACATCTTCGGATTATCCTTCTCATTAAATAATACATTCATTAAGTATTTAATAATTAAATTTTGTGGATCCTCAAGTTCGTATGCAGGGAATCCGTCACCCGGCTTGGTTATTTTCTTTTCTTTTGCTACATCAATACAATTCCATAAGTAGTCAAACATTGGTTGTGATAATTTAAAAACTTGTGCCATAGTGCTTTGATTTATATGAATATCGGTTCTATCGGACATTGTATTATTAGTACCACTAAACTTTAAATTATCTCGTGTTATTATAGGATGTGGATGTACATAGTAGGAGCAGGGGCAATTCTTTACACCGTTTCGTATTTCTGTTTAAAACTTGTTTTTAAAGAACGAGACAGAAGAGGATGTTCACCTAGAGGTTCATCAATAAGCTTAAGGGAAACACCCGAAAGAGGAGTAGATGGCACCTCTGGGAGTTAAGAAGCTATCTTACGATGCTCGTCTGCCTACTCGTGGTTCTGATGGTGCTGTGGGATATGATTTATATAGCTCCGAAGATGCGACTGTACCGTGTCAAGCGGGGCGAGCTTTAGTGAGTACTGGTATTGCACTGTCTATCCCCGATGGTCTGTATGGGCGTGTAGCCCCTCGTTCTGGTCTAGCTGTGAAGCACTGTATTAATGTTGGTGCGGGTGTTATTGATCCCGATTATACCGGTGAAGTCAAGGTCGTCCTATTTAATCATGGTATGGAAGACTTTGAAATCAAGAAGGGTGATCGTATTGCTCAGCTTATTTTGGAGAGGTGTGAGACACCTATCATTAAGGAAATCGGTCTTCTTGAGGAGACGGTCAGAGGTGACGGGGGTTTCGGATCTACAGGTCTTTGAAGATACTTCTTTCTTGACAATACCATAAGTCCTCTGGTGTGGGCATAAAAAGTATACCATGACTCATAGTCATAGATAATTTTGCTTTGTTAATGTTAGGGTAAGTATATAATATCCATCTTTCCCAGTATTCTGCTCGGAAAAAATCCTCCCAATCTTCTATAGAACTTTCTTTAATTTTCAACATTTCTTTCTGTATCTGACTTGGATCCGTTTCTATTCGCAGCTTCTTAGGAATGATAGCACCTTTCATAAGAAGTTGTGCACGCATTAGTCTTGCATCACCGTGATCTGTATAATCTTGACGATATTTATCACCGAAATCTATAGTTCTTCTACTTGGTAAGGTAACTCTCAATTTGTGGGTAAATGTAGGACTGGGTTGTAGGACGACGTGCATTATAAATTAAAGATTAGAATATATAAAACTGTATGTCACGCAATATTATAGATGTATATGATCGGTCTATATTTGAGATGAAAAATCTATTTACACCTGAAGAGTGTAAAGAATATATAGAGTATTACGAAAAGCGTCTCCACAAATTTCAAGGTCAAACGATTGATACATTAGGTAAAATATCAGTGAATACTGATTTTAAAGATTCACTTGATGCACATCTTTTTGGTGATGGTAGGGCGCCAAATCAACCCCCAATAGCACGGAGGCTATGGAACTTGTACATGGATAAATTGAAAATATGTCATTCAGAATATATGAAACATGTGGCACCTCTTGACCCCACGGAGCCGCATGGTCCTTTCATATTAAAAAATTTCATGCATAGAGGTCGCTCAACGACACCACAAATACAAAGAACCGACAAAGGTTGTAAGGGATTTGCTTGGCATACAGATTCTTCTGGGTGTGGTGGGAAAGAGACACGAAATATTGCAGTGATTATATATTTAAATGATATAGATGAAGCAAATGGTGGTTCAACAGAGTTCAATTCTGGTAGAAAAGTACAACCTGAAATGGGTAAGGCTCTATTTTTTCCTGCATCTCATTTACATATACATAGGGGTAATCCTATTTTGAATGGTCCGTCTAAATATATAATAACATGCTTCATAGAAGAATGGTCTAGAGACTCTTTCCAAACTGATGTTAGACACTTGAAAGGACTTGTGATCAAGGATCCATAATAGACTTAAAAAATCGATGAAATAAGTTCATATATGAATGACGACTATATTGTAGAATATAGAAATGCATTTCCTCATGAGTTATGTGACGAGCTTATGAGTAAATGGAAACCTCCTAAATCTAATGGGATGTTAGATTTTCATCCTACCACACCCGCGTCTATAATTGAAGAAATTAAGACAAATCGTGACTATAGATTAAATCTTAGACAGGATGGAGAATTGAACCTTAGATACCATGAAACATTGCAGATATGTAAAGACAAATACGCGAAGATAGCACGTGAGAGAAATGAGGATAGGATTGCTTATAAAGGTGGTCCATATCTAACTGAAAGCATGATTGCAGAATCTATGCAATCAGATGTAATAGTCTCAAGAACTGATCCTGGTGAAATATATAATTGGCACACTGATTTTTTAGGTTATGATAATCAACCGTCCCGACTACTGACATGTATATTGTATTTAAATGATATGGATGAGGATGCTGGTGGCCGTACAGAATTTTCAAATGGTAGATCTGTTCGACCAGAGAAGGGTAAAGTTTTAATTTTTCCTGCAACCGTTTATTATGTACATAGAGGTACTAAAGTAAACAAAGGTTCTAAATATGTGATAACAACATTTTCCTCGTGGTACCAGGGACCAAAATACCCATTTAAGATTAAATTTGATAAAGATTAATTATTAAAGATATAAGGATATAGGGTAACATGGATGACTTTATTATAGAAATTAAGAATGCATTTCCTGATGATTTATGTGATAAATTTTTACATGAATGGGTTACTCCTAAAGAACACCTCATGTCATTATATCACCCCAATTTACCCATGGATGTTCATTTAAAAATGAAATCAAGTCAGGATATGCGTTTTGATTTCTCAAAACAGTCTCACGATATATTGAATAATGATTATCAATATATAATGGCAAACGTAAAAAGAAAATATACGGATATTCTGATTGAAAAGGGATTAGATCGTCGTTCTCATATACCACCTGAATCATATATATTCCAAGATCATGTTATAGGTTCTGATCAAACAGGGATAGTATTGTCAAAAACTGACCCTGGTCAATATTACAACTGGCATGTAGATTCCGTGTTCGGAGATTCAGCTGTACACAGAGTGCTGACATGTATACTGTATTTAAACGATATGGATGAGGATGCAGGTGGTTGTACAGAATTTTCAAATGGTAGGTCTGTTAGACCAGAGAAGGGTAAAGTTTTAATTTTTCCCGCAACCCCTCAATATTTACATAGAGGTGCCACAGTAAACAAAGGTTCTAAATATGTGATAACAACATTCGCGGTAGAACCTAAACTTGAGGAGCCCCCCGCCGCGCCTTTCAAGCTACCATTTATAGTTAAACCATAAAAACCCTAGACACTTCTCTTTCAACTTTTGATTCTGCGATACAGAATCAAAAGTTGGAGTTTTGAATATACTTTTTACATTGTATGTGGCTCTAGTTACCGAAAGCGACACCGCCCATACCGTCCTTTATACGAAGGATGTTGTAGTTGACCGCATAGACCCGATGAAGAGTGTTGCCACCTGATGGGTTTACAAGGGTGAGTTTGGCGTTGTCAATGCGACTGAAATTTAGTGTTCCTGTGGGCTGCATCTTACTGAGGTTGATGCAGAATGGCCATGTGTAAGTGGGTAAATCCTCGAGAACATCATCGGGAAGATCTGTGCTGTGCATTTCTGGTACGACTGTATGGTGGTACATAGCCGAAGTTTCTTCGAATAGAGCTGTACCGTTGATGTAAAGTGAGGCCTTGTCGAAAGTGTACGCCGTGTCCCAATCGGCACCCGCGGTGGTGTTACCAGATACGAGGTGAAGAGACTTGACGGGGTGGTTGAAATAACTGATATCAATCTCAGTATCCTCCTTGGCAGCAAGTTGGTGTTGGGTTTGGGTGATCAGAATCTCATGCTGATTATCAGTGAAGTACTTACGCTCGTCTGTGTCTAAATACACATAGTTACCCCAAATCTTGGGAGTTCCAACGGGTGTGTAACCGTCCCTGCACTTAATCCTTATCTCTACATCGTGGTACTGTAATGCAACGAGTGGGAGGCACTTAGTGTAATCTTCACCAAAGAAGAAAGGGATCATAAAGTGATCACCACCATGGTTAGACTTCAGGGTGGCAGTCGAAGCGCACATCGAAGACTTGGCCGCGCTGTCACGCATGAGGGGGTTGTGTACACCTTGGATAAAGAGTGAATCAATCTGGCTAACCTTTTGGCCACCAATAAAAAGACTGAATTCCGTGGGGTTATTCGCAGTAGAAGAGAAAAGACCGTCTGGGTTGTCTTGTACGTTAGAAACGAGCGAATCTTCAATCCAGATGTAGCTCATGAGATCACCCTTAGAGCGGATGGGAATAGTAATTTCATTGTTCGCACCAAATGTACCAATGTAATCCATGCGCTCTGGCTTCATAGCGAAGTTGGAATGGCGCTTGTAATTTTGACGGAAAAAGCTGACCTGGGGATCACCCGTGATGAAAACATCCTGGGCACCCACCGAAACGAGTTCGATCAAAGCAGCTGACATTTATTAATAAATGATATTAAAATTTTGGGTCGAGATATACACATGGTAGTTTTTCAAGCACTTACATGGGAGGCCCGGGATGTCGAAGGTGAACATCTAATTAGTATCTTCGGTAAAACTGAAGAAGGAAAGTCTATTTGTGTGACGACTACGTTCGACCCATATTTCTTTGTAAAGCTTCCAAAAGGAACGACACCTACAGATGTTACTCGTCTGTACAATGATATTAATGCCCTAAGGAAAGATCACGTCACGAGTTACAGTCTGACTAAACAAAAGGATGTTTGGGGATTTCAAAATAATGAAGAATTTTATTTTATGCATTTGAACTTTAAAACTTTGGAAGCCCGACGTAAAGTAAATTCAATTTTCATGTACAATAATGATTTCAAAAAGTATCATGTATACGAATCAAACATCGATCCCGTCCTGAGACTAATGCATCGTACGGGTATTCAATCTACTGGGTGGCTGGACACAGGTCCTAATTGTGTTCGCTCTCATCTTGCTAAGACGGATATTGACCTATGGTGTAACGATTGGTGTACACTCACACCTGTAGAGCGCGATGATATCGCACCATTTGTCGTAGCGTCTTTCGATATTGAGTGTAACAGCTCTACTAAAAAATTTCCTGATGCCGATGTCCCTAAAGACGCTTGTTTTCAGATTGCTATTTCACTCTGTAAGTTTGGGAGTGAAGAACCATACGATAAAACCTGTTTGTGCTACAAGAAGACGGATCCTAACCTAGAAGGTTCAAATATCATTAGCTTTGACACAGAAAGGGAAATGCTTCTCGCTTTCAAAGACTATATGAACAAACAAGATATTGATATTATGACAGGATGGAACATCTTCGGTTTCGATCTTGAGTATATTTACAAACGGGCTGCCATGGTTGGGTGTGGTATCGACTTTTACGACTTGGGTAAGTTCAAGGATAGTGAGTGTCATCTTGTCAGTAAAAAGTTGAGTTCGAGTGCTTTGGGTGATAATTTCCTGAAGCTTCTACCCATGCCTGGTCGGTTTATTTTCGATATGTTTCATGAAGTTAAAAAGGGTTACAAACTGGATTCATACAAGCTCAACGAAGTTTCTAAGCTGTATCTCGGTGACCAAAAAATTGATATGGCTCCCAAAGAGATGTTCGCGCGGTACCTCGAAGGCGACCCTGTGAAGCTACGAGAAGTTGCCGAGTACTGTGTGAAGGATACTCTATTGCCACACCGTCTCATCAAAAAGCTGTGTACACTTTTGAACTTGCTCGAAATGGCTAAAGCTACGTGGGTTCCTATCGCCTTCCTCGTGGAGCGTGGACAGCAAATCAAAGTATTCTCTCAGCTGTCGAAAAAGGCTCGCGAACTCGGGTACATGGTCCCGACGATTAAGTATGGAGCTATTCCCGAAGAGCCCTATGAGGGTGCCACAGTTCTCGAGGCCCAAAAAGGTGCATATTATACCCCTATTACCGCCCTAGATTTCGAAGCCCTGTATCCTAGTATCATGATGGCACATAATCTTTGTTACTCTACGTACGTGATGAATGAGAAAGACTATGGAAACGTCCCTGGTGTTGAATACGAAACTTTTAAGGTTGGTGAGAAGACGTATAAGTTTGCCCAAGGTGTACCGAGTCTTCTTCCAGCTATCCTTCTTGAGCTTAAACAGTTTCGTAAGAAGGCGAAAAAGGACATGGCCGCAGCCACGGGTTCGATGAAAGAAGTATACAACGGTAAGCAGTTAGCGTACAAAATCAGTATGAACTCTGTGTATGGTTTCACAGGTGCAGGTAAGGGTATTCTTCCGTGTGTACCTATCGCTTCTACAACGACGTGTAGGGGTCGCGGTATGATTGAAGAGACGAAGAACTATGTCGAGGCTAACTTTCCGGGTGCCAAGGTGAGGTACGGCGATACTGATTCAGTCATGGTTGAATTTGATGTGGGTGACCGTAAAGGCAAGGAGGCGATCGAGTACAGCTGGGAATTGGGTGAGAGAGCCGCTGATGAGTGTAGTGCACTTTTCAAAAAGCCAAATAACCTAGAGCTTGAGAAGGTTTATTGGCCTTATTTTTTGTACTCAAAGAAACGATATGCAGCCAAGTTGTGGACAAAGGGAAAAGATGACCAGATGCACATGGATTACATAGACGTGAAGGGTCTCCAGCTCGTACGCCGTGATAATACGCCTCACGTGAGGGAAGTCTGTAAGGAACTGCTTGATGTAGTGCTAGACGCTCCAGATACGGGTCCACCCAGGGAACTGGCACGGGAACGTGCTTCTCAACTCCTCGCCGGTGAAGTACCAAATGAGAAACTCATTTTGAGTCAATCACTTTCGGATTCATACAAGGTTGGTGGTAAATCCGTATCGATCGTGAGTCCTGAAAGTATGCATATTAATCAAGCGCATGTACAAGTGGTTAATAAAATGAGAGAAAGAAAACCCGGATCAGAGCCTCAATCGGGTGATCGCGTACCTTACCTACTCACCAAGACGGATAACCCCAAAGCCAAAGCTTTTCAAAAATCTGAAGACCCAAAATACGTAGAAGAAAATAACGTGCCCATCGACTATCACTATTACTTCGAAAACAAGTTTCTAAACCCTGTATGCGACCTACTTGATCCACTATATGAAAATACTAAACAGGATATCTTTGGTGACATCATAGCTGAACATAAACCCCAAAAGAAGAAGACTGGTCCAGCCTTGAGTACCATGAAACGAGAACAGCTCATCGAGGAGTGTCAAAAGAACAACTTGGACGATACGGGTAAGGTTGCAGAACTTCGGGATCGTATTAAAATGTTTAGACAAAAACAAAACTCTGTCGAAGACTTATTTAAAAGTTACGCGCAATCTAATGATAAGGCATGACAAACAAAAATAAATTTACAAAAATTGTAATTGACAATATCAAAAATATAATTAACGATCATCTTCCCGATCTCTTAGAAGAAGCATGCAATGAATTTATGTATGACATGATCGATGAAGAAGCTAATGAACGAGTAAATAAAAAACTTGATGAAGTATCCAAAGTGCATGGTATCCCACTAGATCTATTATTGAGGGAGGCGGATGATGTTACCATATGTAAAGGTACAAAAGTCAAAGATGGTGTCACACATAGATGTTCATTTAAAGCCGTTGATGGTGGGTATTGTAAATTTCATAAAGTTCAAGGAGACAAAATTAAAAAACGAGATCTCTCCAGTATAAATAGTCATACACACGGACCCGAACAAATGTTCGTTAAGGGGTGTCCCGCATGTGAAAGTAAAAACAAGCTTATAGATTTGTGTCCTTTTATATTAAATAATGAGTAAATCGACTATTCTACTAACATCAATAAACAACTTTTATAATGAGGAAAAGAATCGAACTAAATTAATGAACATTCTAGACAAGACAAGTGGTATATCGCTTAGAAATTTGGAGTGGTTTATAACGAATTACGCAAAAAAGAATAATACAACTTACACGACACAAGATGGTAAGCTCTTTACCGTACATTGTGCATATAAGTCGAGTCTAGATGGGTATTCAAAGAAACTCTTCGATCCATTTTGTCGTTCGCAGAAGTTTCCGTATACCATTCCTGGGACATCTCATGAAATTCATACAACTCTAGCACAGTTGAATTTCATCAAATGGTGTATTAAGAATAATATTATAGACTACATCTATAACAATAAGACCTCGCTGTTTAATAAGCAAGTGACATAAACCCCCGGTCAAATACATACGTTTGATAACCCGTGTAATACATGTTTAATGAATATGTATTACTAGCAATGTCTACAAGTGAAGTTTCTGAGGTGTCTAATTTCACTTCTATAGATGTCTTATCAGATTTTATTTGACTAAAATCCAAGTTCCCCGATGGCTCCACATTAATCGGATTCATCGAGAAACTATATGTATAAATATTTCTTATAGGTCTTGCTAATCTATTTCTATATGGGATGAGATATTTATAATAGTTGTGATTTGTTTTAGAAACATTAGGTAATCTATTTCCATTAATATAAAAACTAGTTTCATCCATTATGGGATTAAAAAATGTTTGTACCTCATCAAAGTTTACATTAGATGAAAAATTGAACCTATTTTGATAAGATTTCCTTTCCTGTAAAGCTTGACCACCGGTTGGTTCATCCTCATTTTCAAAGGCTGTATTCCTCAAGAACCAATGAATACATTTTACAGGGATATTTGGTACGAGATTATTTCGAATCAGATCGTCGTTTGGTGTACTTATAATACTAGGATGTTTACGAACAATATCAGTTGTAAATGTTTGACGGTTACTCGCCAAATATTGACGTTCTTCAGGGGTCACCGTGATTTCTTCTGTGATCAGTTTAAACTCTGGGAGTGAAATTGTATCTGACGTATCAGTAAAAAAAGTTTTTTCGTGAAACTCCAACTCGAATTCTATTTTTTGACGGTGTACAGCACATACTGGAAAGTATGGACGATTTGGTTTATTTGAAGAATATTCATCACTTGCGTATTTTCTAGAAAAGAAGAAGTGTAAAGGAATCGTGAGATCAGCAGAATATTGTGAAAGTTCCTTAAATGCGGGTCCATTTGGTTCATATATTTTAGTTGCCAAAGTGGAGTCATCATAACCTATGTTTCTATTTATAAGAAATCTATTCGCCACCTTTTCAGATATTTCTAAATAAAGTTCATCATAAATAATACCCCAATCATCATGAATTGTTTCAACTTCTAGTTCATCTACGAACATAGTGACACTTTTTAGAATATGTCTCCCCAATTGGTCTGCATAATTAGTACCATTTGGTGCTGTGAGACGTGGCATTGTAACACTAAGCCACATGTTACTCAAAAGATCACCCATATTTTGTGGATTGAATTGCACTTTAATAGTTTGACCAAATGGCCAACCTGAAACAGCACCAGGATTAATAACATTACGACTTCTATGATATTTTCGAAAGTCTGAGTGTATCTTATCATTCTTATAATTAAAGAACGAGTCTTCTGGATCTTTGGAAAGAAGGTGTGTATCCTGCTTTCCAATAGCTTTGAGAGAAATCTTTGCAGCTTCACCCATACTTATCTATTGTTTATATATTTTTAATATCATTCTTCCACATGTCCATAGCTGTAGTAGACTTCATAATCTCGAGTTCCTTTTTCGCCTGTTCGGATTCCTTCAGAAGTTCTCGTACGCTTTCTTCCGTGTATTGAACGGTCTTAATGTTTAGGAGATAGTCCCAAGACCCATTGATTTGGGGGAAGAGACTGGAAAGTTGGTTCTCAAGTTCTTGCTTTTTACGGCGGAAGACGATGATGTCACCGTTGATGACCATAGTGACAAACTTCGACTTGTATTCACACATCTTCGATTTTGCCTCGAGAACCTTGATGAGATACTCCTTTCGCTTTTTGTAATATTCGTAACGGAGTTTGATGAAGTCACTCAAAATTTCTTCGGGTGTGTTGTACTTGTGAATACCCCGCGTCGGGTGGAAAAGGTGCATGTTCGATGTACGAATAACCTTTTCCAGTTTAAGATCCTTCACGGCATCCTTACCGTTGTAATCTTGAATGAGGAAATCCACATTTTCCGTCGTACTGTTATTGGTAAAGCTACTAATGATCTTCTTTTCGACGAGGCTATCCAGATGTTCCTTGTAATCCTGTGTCCATCGACCAGGTGGAAGTTCAGTCACCTTGATAGTCTTACCGACACAAGTCCAAAGACCCTGGGTCACCCATGAATCATCATCTTGTTCGAAAACTTGACCTTTGAAACCCCTGAACCACGGCTTCATTCGCTTGAGACTCTTGTTGTGGAGAAAATTGAGAATGTTCTCACGAATATCCTTGGGGTTAAACGGGGGTACATAGCAACTGAAACCAGTACCAATACCCTCACTTCCATTAACCAAAATCATAGGTAGAGTAGGCATGTAAAAGTCTGGTTCAATAGACCGTCCATCATCATCCAAATAATTAAGAATCGCATCATCCTTGGGATCGAAAAGCTTACGAGCCTCGGATGTCAATCGTGTGAAGATATACCTCGTCTGAGAAGCATCCTTACCGCCCATCAGCCGTGTTCCAAATTGACCACACGGTTCTAGGAGATTGATGTTGTTAGAACCCATGTAGTCGTTTGCCAGTTTGACAATGGTGTCGGCCAAACTTACCTCACCGTGGTGATAGGCACTCTTTTCTGCTACGAAGGCGGCCAATTGTGCCACCTTCATCTCGGCAGTCAAATTCTTTTGAAAACATGAATACATAACCTTTCGTTGGGACGGTTTGAGTCCATCACAAACGTGTGCGATGGAGCGCTTGAGGTCTGCGAGACTGAAGTTTACCAGGTCCTTGTGAACAAAGTCGGTGATGTTCAACTGTTTCACATTACCGTAAGGAACCTCTAGCTCCTTGGGGTCTTTTGCAGTGCTTTCAAGAAGCCACGTCTTTCGATCATCAGCTTTTTTCTTGTCAAAAGCCAAAGTAATAGATTTATCAGACATCACATCTGTATCAAACTTGACTGTGAGATCTTCGATTTGCTTGAAATACTCACGTGCCTCCTTCGAAGTGGAGGTACCCAAGCCCTTATAATACTTGATACGCCAACCGGGTTGTCCATTTCCATACCAGGCCCTGAATTTAGAATCTGTATAGAACGACTTGGTTTGGTTACCCCTAGAAGCCTTGATAATCGGGGTGACCATCGATACGACGAATCCCAACTCGAGGAGACTGGGCCAAAAGTAGTCAATCATATTGAGGATGAGCCCTTTGATGTGGGACCCATCATTATCCGCGTCCGTCATAATCATAAGACGACCATAGCGAAGCTCGGATACATCTTTGTAGTCCTTTCCCTGTTGGAGACCCAAGATCTTCTTGAGATCATTGAACTCCTGGTTACCTGTTAGCTGTGCCACAGAAGCATCTCGGACATTTTTGCACTTACCACGAAGTGGAAATACACCGTAGTGGTCTCTACCAACAACTGATAGTCCAGCGACTGCGAGAGTCTTTGCTGAGTCACCCTCTGTGACGATAAGGGTGCATTTTTTGGATTGCGCTGTTCCAGCTTTGTTTGCATCATCCAATTTAGGGATGCCAGTAATCTTAGACTTTCGTGCTCCACCATCAGTCTTGGCAAGCTCCTTCATCTCTTTGAACTTTGAGAGAGCTGTAAGCTCATCGGAAATACCCGTTTTTAGTACGTTTTTAACAAAGGTTTTAGGCATCTCAAATTTAGATCCAAAATCCTGTACTTTTAGGGTACATTCAGATTTGACTTGACTCGAGAAAGTTGGATTCTCAAGGGTGGCCTTTACAAAGATATTGAAGGTGTTTTTCACTTGTTGGGGCTTGAGTTTGATCTTCTTTGCCATCTCCTCGATGACACCCGATGCAACTAGGGATGCCACGTGGTCTACATGGGTACCACCCTTAGTTGTACAGATACCATTGACGAAGGATACCTGTTCTAGACCATTCTCTGAAGGCCCGATACATACAGACCAACGGTCTCCTGTGACTGATGTGACATTCTCAACACCTTCATGCATCTTGGCATAGGTATCGAGGTTCTGTTTGGGTAGAACATCTCCATTGAACTTGACCTTACAGTTTGGGGTTGTGCAAATATTTGCATCCCAAACTCTCTTTTGGAAAATCTTATAGATGGCATTTTCCATCTTAGAAAGTCCAAATCTTCGCCAATCGGGGACAAAGGTCACAGAAACAGATGACGTGGCACCCGAATGTTTTTTGATTTTTGGTGGTTCACATACGGTCATATTTTTAGACCATTTCTGTGTGTAGGTCTGTTTATTTTCATGGTCCTTGATCACGATAGAAAAATCTGATGAGTAGATATTCGTTAATTTGGCTCCATATCCGTTGCGTCCCCCTACCACACGCTTTTTGGAGTCGTCATAGTTGGTGCTCGTGAGGAGATGTCCAAATGTAAGTTCTGGGTTCCATAGACCCTCCTTTTCATGCATACGAACACCGATACCACCGAGAGGTCCATTATTCTCGATAGTCACGGCACCTGATTCCTTGTCGATATCGACAGAGATGGAGGTAACATTTTTGGGGTGCATAGAGTTGCGGTCAATTGCGTTGACGAGGATCTCATCAAAGATTTTCAAGAGAGCTGGGGAATACTTGAGGTTCTTCTTCTCAAACTGTGATTTGTTACTGTTGAGAACCCAATACGGTTCGACATTTAAGTCGACTCCACCGACATACGAGTCAGGTCTCTTGAGAATATGTTCTATGTGGGTGAGCTTTTGAACTGATTCCATGGTTTTATTACAAGTCTAACTTTTAACTTAGGTTTCACATGAACTGTCGTAGTCTTCGATAAGTTCCTTAACAAGAAATTCAAAGAGAGTATCATATAGATCTTCTGGAAAGTCTCCATTAATATCTTCCAGTTCCGCGTCACCATCTACCATGTAATGATGAACAAACCTGAAAGATGCAACCTTGTTTTCTCTCGAAACTTTACCTTCCCACTCTCTATATTGATTATATGGATCATCCTCGTCTTTTTCTATACTATAAACTTCGTAGCGCGCATCATCCAATTCAACGTCCCACCAATACTCGGGGTTTTCTTCTTCATCGGGATAAAACTTCATTTTACTAATGAATGGGTCTAACTTTTAACTTCATCGGCATCTACGGGCACTTCATTGTAAATAGTACGCGAACAACTTAGTGTTATTCTCGGTTTAGAAGTAATTGGTGTATGATATACACCAACCGGAATTAACATACTATCACCCGGATTTAAAGTACATACTCTACCATCGTCAAATTTGTACGACATTTTCCCCACAGCTTGGACTATGAATACATCCATCGTATCTTTATGACGTGAAAGACACACTGCATTATCTTCAAATGAATAAAATATATGTATGACACGCCATGGGTCTGGTTTTTTACAAACTTCATGGTAAGCACCCATAATCGTTCCAGGTAAACTAGAACCAGTTGCTTCTCCCCCTCTCGTACCAATGGCATCCACTTGGTCGTCGTACGGGTTGGGAAATCCGAGGAATCGGCACTCATCAATTGGAACCGCGTCGGGCACCACCTCGGGCAGCGGATCGGCTGATACGTCCCTATTTAAGGAGGCATTTTTAGCATCACAAAAAATTTTCATTTTGACATCCTTCCAAGATATATTTTTAACGATATGATATTTATTTCTTTCACAAATAACTTGTTTTTTATCATCTGATTCAAAAACTACCTCCTTGTAATACATACTCTACAAAGATATCTTCTTTTTAATAGATTCAAAAACTTTCAAAGCAGATATAGTTCCCGCGAATAAAATTAGTATCCGTTTGGTGATTGGTACCCGTATTTCAGTTGGATGTGGTATAGAAGGTCTTCGTAATTTTTTATGTATTCGTCGTAAAGCATCGCATGTCTCGAGATATTTACCCTCTGGCATCTGGTCCTTTGTCTCGTCGATGGTGGTCATCACTATGATTAGATCTTTATCTACTGCCATAAAGTAAGGTGATAATTTTTCTTTAGGTACCTTAAGAGATGTACTTCTATTTGATTATTGCAATTTTCATTCTCATAGTGATTATGCAGAACAAGACCAGGGGTATGAAAAGTTCAATCGAGAAACTGATCAGACAGTCAGCTCGGTATGCTACTGCGGCTCAACAGGATAAGTCTCCTGTCATAGCCGTTCTTCACGCCAACTATGCAGCTGCATACCTTTACGCCCTCAAGGATATCGCGAGTAATTCACAGATTCACAATGCAACCGGGATAGATGTTAAGAAATTCACACAACATGTGACTAATGTACAAGATATGGTGACTAAAAAGACTACAGAGACTTGTCCAGAATTTGCGGGAAATGTTGACATTTATCTCGCAGAAATTGGTGGTGAAGCCTGATGAGTACCTAAGTAATCATTCAAAAATATAAAAAGTAAGTTCTAAAAATGGAAGTTATTCGTGACGAAACGTGGCAGCAATGCCTTGCCAATGCGGTTAAGATGTTTCGCCTCCGCGAGCCTGATGATAAATGCTATCATCTAGCTGATGCGACGTGGAAGTGTAAGATGTCTTATAAGAGACATGAAGAAAAGAAAGAGAGTCGACAAGTTGTTGTGATTGATAAACCTCCAGAGTCTGTGGTGACACAAAGAAAACAAGTTAAGACGTGTCAGGCAACTACCATGTCTGGGAAGCCCTGTTCATTCAAGGCTGTGTGTGGAGATTTTTGCAAAAAGCATCGAATTGACAAAGTTCCTATCGGGAAGAAGGTTCAATTAAAATCCTAGAGTACTATAAATGTTAGACCAAGAGAATCTTAGACCTGTAATAATAGCAATGACTCTTTACATTGCCGTAAATGTTCTTTTACCTCGTATCATCACCAAACCCACCGGTTTTCAACCCCTAGATGATCTCGTAATGACTAGCATTGCCCAACGCGAATCATTAATGAGTGGTACTATCCTCATCGGTCTTATTGTCCTTGGTACCAATTACATTCAGGATGAATTCTTCTAAGATATTATCTCTACCAACTAGTTTTTTAGTGTGTTCGTGATCCATATAACGAACACGATTATCATACGCATGTCTCATGAACTCCAAGAGTTGGTCAAAGTTTGGTTTACCCCAAACCATGCCTTTTTTGAAGAGAAAATCATCATTCTCCAACTCTTGAAGTCCACAGTCAATTGTATACGGTGTCTTGATATATTCAGGTGCTCCACCGTAGTTCGTTATAATAACTGGTTTGTCCCGCACAGCAGCCTCTACCGCACCCATACCAACACCCTCAGAATGTGAAAAACTTATATAGCAATCAGATCTATGATGAATATCATCCATTTCTTCATTCGAAATGAGACCGTTTATAACTTCTACATTTGGGAATTGAATTGTAATATCTCTACCACACGTTGCTTTGACGACCAGTCGTGTATTTGGTTCATTCAGGCGAACAAATGCCTGAAGTATATCACGGAACTTTTTACGTGGATCCATGATATTCCCAATGTGATAAAATACATACGGTTTTTCTTTGGGTGTAGGAATGTGTGCATGAATCACATAGAACTCATTATCTGGGAACTGTCTAGATAACACCCGTTTACAGAATTCACTAGGTACAGCAACCCTCTTAAATTCTTTCATGATAAGTCCATAATCTTCATGCACTGTTTCTGTCTCACATACAGTCATACAGGCCAGGTTTTTTACTCGACTTTTTGCGTATGTGATATATTCAATATGCTCCTTCGTTGGAATTATAAATACGAGACCATGTTCAGACTCAGGAAGCGTACTCCCAAGTTCATAATAGTTTGAATTAGGGAGAAATAGTTTTGTGTATTTTTCTGCATGTTGTCCAATACCCGTGAGAAGTTTAGGACCAATGAATATCATTTAGTATAAAGATAATCTTTCTTTTATATATAGTAACATGAACCCACTCCTCAAAGAAATCGAAGATGAAATGAAGCGCACCCGTCTTGACAAGACTCGCCTATATGGTCTTCTAGCCAAGATCGTAGAGAGCTGTCCTCATGTGCCCGCGGCTGCCCCCGCTCCCACCCCGGCTCCAGCCCCAGCTCCCGTTAAGGCTCCAGCCCCAGCTCCTGCTAAGGCTCCTGCCCCAGCCCCCGCTAAGGCTCCAGCTCCTGCTAAGGCCGCGACTCCTGCTAAGAAGCCTGCCGCTAAGAAGCCTGCCGCGAAGCCTGCTGCGAAGAAGACTGATGCGTAAATTAAACACCTAAGTAAATCAAATTAAATTGTTCTTCACGAACTTTGAAAACTGATTGACACATTTTTCAAAGCTTTTTAAGGACTATAAAGACTACGACATCTATTAAATTAAGATGCAAACAATCGGTGACGTGTACCATTTTCTTAAATCTTACGACGGGGATTTAAAAGTATGGATTCGTAATCACCCGAACAAAGAGCGCATGCATGAGGCCGTCTTTGTCATCCTGGCAAGTCTAGGTTTGATACCAGAAGTTTCTAAGTATACACCATGCAAGGGTAATTTTGGTACTGGAGCGCTCGAGGAGCTTCTAAATGTGGAAGAACTTTTTGAGGAGTCCATCTTTCGTGGAGGTGACGGTGGGTCGGACTACACTGCTATAAAACGCGAGTCTGGATCAATCCTAGCCACCACAGCGAAATATCTATTCGATTTCATCTACGAGGACTTGCATATGGACAAGCTGGTCGCCGCGTTTTCTGTGGTTTATCCACAATACGAAAATAAACGGGCCTGTATTGTGATTCCGGATCGGCGAGACTTTGAAAAGATGAAGGCTGGTATACAACAAACGACAAACTCAAGGGCTAAAGTTTGGCTCGACGATGCGATCGTGATTGACCATGATGACATCCAAGCTGCTTTCAATAAGTTCAAATTCCACAAATTCAAAACAAGTAAAAAACCTTCCGAACTTGAGGGTGTACACCAAGAGTACACTGTATGGAAAACTATAAAAATGAAAAAAGATGGTGAAAAGTGTGTACTTTACGCACACATGCCGAGGAGTGGGAAGACGTATATGATGATCGGATCAATTAAAGAAGACGGAGGGTCGAATTATTTGGTAATAACAACGGCTCCGAAGGAAACTGTGGATCAGTATAAGGATGCATGTGAAGGAGATGGCTACACTGTAACATGCCTTGGACCCAAAACCAGACCCATCACTGAGGGTAAAAACATTATTCTGGTTTCGAAACAATTTTTGGACCGACACGATGATATTCAATGGTTGAAAGATCTACGAATTGATATGACTTTTGTTGATGAGGGGCATTATGGTGGTACTACTCAATTGGCTCAGGAATCACTCAAACTCTACGCACCAGACGTGTTCACAGTATTTATGTCAGCCACACCTGATAAAATCAAATACGCATACGATATCCCAGAGTCTAATATTATACGCTGGCAACAAGAGGATATTAAATTATGCCAAAATATTGATAACCCCCAAAATCGTATTCGATTGGAGGAGAAATATGGTCCTGATTTCATTCAGTTTCTCAATACTTTTTCTGACCACGAAATTAAAAAGAAGTATTTGGAGTATCCAGATATGCACATTCTTACACGAACACTTCCTGGTAATGTTAAATCTGAAATCATCACGGAAACAAATGGTAGTTCTTATGGGACCTCTAATACTGCAATTTTTGCATTAACGAAGGATAAGAAGAACTTTCAAGAACCTGTTCAGGTTATGGAGCTATTATTTAGTATTTTTGGGAAGCGTGGCAAATACATGCCAGACCAGAAATACCCAAATCCCTACATGAAACGGATTGCGGATATATGTTCAAACTCACAATCTAGGTACAGTGGTGATGGTTCGGGTCAGGCAAAGGTTGTACTAGCCTTTTTACCCTCGGACAATATCAATCAAATCTCCGAGGCTCTCACAAAACTTATCGATAACTCTGAAGACCTTGGGTATGATAAACGGTTCAGCGATCAGTATATCGTTGTCTCAATTAACTCACAAAGAACGAAAAACCCCAAAGAGGAAATCAAACACGCTGTAATCAAAGCGAATGATGAAGGGAAGGATGTTCTCGTTTTGTCTGGTAAACAATGCCACATGGCTGCAACCATTCAAGAGTGTGACACAGTTCTTCTTCTAAACGATATTACGAGTTATGATATGATAACACAGATGATGTACCGTCCGATGTCTCCACAACCAAACAAAAAATTTGGATTCGTTGTCGATCTATCATTGGATCGTGTACTTGATACAGTCGTTTCTGAGTTTGCCTCAAACCTGTATAGTTCTTCTATGTCACGCAAAGATGCTGTCAAGTACATCTTACTTTCCAAGATTGTCAACATTAATGCGGACATGTGGATTTACAAACCCGGTGATCACCACGACCAAATCGCAAAAATTGCTGAACAGTTGGACAACCTCTACATTTCTAATGGGTATCATTCAATCTTGAGAAACATGAACCGCCTCGCAGATGCATGTTTTGAACTGTCGAATGAACAAGCACTCCGTTTGGGACTCGTATCGATGAAGTCTAACGAGACGGTAAAAATTACTGGTAAAGATTTGGTTGAAACTATCCAAGATGGTATCGAGAGAAAGAATTACGAGCAATCAGAGTCAGAACCAACAGTAACTGAAAAAAAAGAAAACTTTATTGACATTTTGCGGTTTATTATCCCGTTCTTTTCGTTTATTACATCCCACCATGAAGAATCATCATTTTTGGGTATGTGTAATATCATTGAAACTGACCAGGAGCTAAAGAAGATTTGCATTGATCACGTTTCTACATTGGCTCTCAAAGGTGTTTCATCTAATACTATATTAAAAAATTTGGTTGATGTCTACACAGAGTTGGGTATGTCTGATGCTGTTGAATTGAACAAGACTATATCCAATGTAAAGGAGTTGGTATTCAAGAATAGGAATGATAGGCACCAGATGTCGAAACTCCTGGATGAGATTCTACTCGTCCATAAAAACGAAAAGAAGATGAATGCCGAAATTGCTACCCCAAAAGAATTACGCGTTCAGATGGTTGATAAGGTACCTGAATCATTTTGGAAAAATCCATCTCACAAAGTTCTGGAATCATCTGTTGGTAAGATTGGTTTTCTTAATGAAATTATCGACAAGTTCATGATTGGATTGGAGTCTGTCATCCCATATGCTAATGAGCGTTACAAACACATTGTTGAAAAGTGTGTATACTTCTCTGACAAAAATCAGTGCAATATTCATATTGTTAAGGCAATTTTGGACCCAGAAAATGCATACAAGCTTAATGTTAATGTTGGTGATACAGTGGATGATGATATGAAGTTTTTCAATGGTCTTGATGAAGCTCTCCCCCCAAACGATTTCGACCTAGTGATCCAGAATCCACCGTATAATGACTCAAGTGGAAATAAGGGAGCTAATCATACCTTATGGGATAAATTTACAGTGAAGGCTGTCGAAAGTTGGTTAAAACCGGGTGGGTATCTTGTGGCTGTCCACCCAGGTAACTGGCGACAAGGAAACAATGGCAGCCGCGAAAAAAACACAGTTTTCCCTCTATTCAAGGAGAAACAACTTCATTATCTCGAAATTCATAACTCAACTGATGGGCAAAAAACTTTCAAGTGTGGCACTTCATACGACTGGTATCTTCTTGAAAATACATCGAGGTACACGAAGACTACCGTCGTAGGTGAAGATGGTGTGCGATCTGTAATTGATATGGGCGAATGGACGTTTTTACCTAATATGATGCACGAATATATCAAGGGTTTGATAACTGATGACGTTACCAATCGTCTCGATATCACACGAGATAGAAGTGTTTATGCCACAGATAATAAAAAGGGGTTGGTTAGTAAAGAGAAGACAGATAAGTACTGTTATCCTCTGATTAATTCAATCAAGAAGGACGGGTCTATTGATTTCAGATACACTTGTGACGATACACAAGCCGGAAAGGGTCAACTCCCCCAGTTTGGTCGAACGAAATTTATCTTTTGCAATGGGGCTGGATGCTACAAAGACATGACTGGCGATATCGGTTTTACAGAGTGGGGTTTCGCTATCTATGATACACCTGAGAACGTTGAAAAAATTGAGATTGCGTTTAAAACCAAAGAGTTTACAAATATTATAAACGCTCTCAAAATTGTACCCAGTCAAAAGGGTAACCCCGACGTCATGAAATTATTCAAAAAGGATTTTTGGAAAGATTTATTGGTTTAAAGTTAATACCCCTATTATAAATACATGTTCTCGATTACTTGTGCAGTTAACACCACCCCTGAGCAGGATAAGCCACGACACTGGCGCCAACACCCTAACCGAGTTAGAAGGAGAGTTTACGCGGTGAACGCTCCCAAATCAAATGAGGAGGCAATTAAAATCAAGCATTTGGAAAAGCAGGTTGATATGTACAAGAAGGCGCATCATAAAATGAAAATGATTGCAACATGGAGTCTTCGTGCGAATGAAGCAGCTCTTTCTGACTCACGAAGCATTCTTCATACTTTGGAAGAACTATACGGAGATGAAGCTTTCGAGGATCAGAGTGAAACAGCCAAAGGCGATGAGGAAAACTGAGGTCTATAAAATTTTCGTCTAACAGGTAATGCATGAGGTAATGTGATACCACTTTTATACACGGATCCTATAAATAAACCAGCTGATAGTGCTCTAGTGGGTAGTACCCCAAATCTAGCTGGGATCGTATATATTCCATTTTTAATGTCATCTTCTACATCTTCAATGTCTGCCATATTAGAAACACTCGTTGCGAGAAGACCCATTGCAATCATTTCATTTTCAATAACATCCGTGTGAGCTATGAGATGCGGTACAACACTGATAGCTCCCGCCCAAAAAGTACCCACATAAAAGGGTTTTAGTAATGGTAGATTCTGTTTAAATGAAGGATACACGAGAATACATAGGATTTCTGGTGGTATAAACTTAGACTGATCTGTGTACCATAAAATTAGATTCGCAGTCAATAAAGCGGCTGTTATAGATTCTGGTGTATCTTCAGTCTTTCCATCCATGTATCTATCTACACCATACGCCCATCGTGCAGAAGCCATAATATACAAAAGTGGTAGAGGTTCGAGAGGTGTCCCCGAACACAATGCTAATATAGACATGATTGTACCGACTCCTAATCCGGTTGTCATCTGTATATTATTAGTTATCACCATAAATCTCAAGAATATCCCGCACGATAGGACTTCTCTCGATATCACTGAATTCAAATTTAATGTACTCAATTCTTTTGGTGCGTTTACCATTTAATTTTGAACATATATCTATGAGACCATTATCTTCATATTTACGATCATGTTGTTTGGGATCACCTGTTATGACCATTTTACTACCTTCACCTATACGTGTAAGAAGCATCTTCATTTGATTTGGTGTTGAGTTTTGCATTTCATCTGCTATAATGAACGAATCTTTGAATGTCCGTCCTCTCATATACGCTAAAGGGCAAATTTCAATAATCTTCTCTTTGATCATATATTGAATATCAGCTTGACTGTAGAATTCACTAAAAACATCCATAATGGGTCTGGTCCATGGATCCATTTTCTCTTCTAGAGTTCCGGGGAGATAGCCTATATCTTCTTCAACAGAAACAACTGGTCGTGTTAAAATGATTTTCTTGTATGTTTTATCGTTATAACCAGATATAGCTGCATAACACGCTAACATAGTTTTACCCGTACCTGCTGGTCCTACTGCGAATATCATTGGTTTACTCATACTGTAGAGTACTCGATTGTAGTCTTTTTGATGGTCATTTTTTGGCACTATAGTTGGATGCACTTCTTGTATCTCCATTTCTTCATTAAAACAGAACTCGCTATCTTCATATGACGAAGAAAGTGAAATTTTTAAATTGTTGCGACCTCTTTTACCTCCCATACTTTTTACGCAGAAGATTTATTTACCCACCATATAAACCCACCTAATAATGAAACCAAAATGGCGACTAACATACCAAATGAATATTTTTTAGGGTTTTCGTCTGGAGGTTTATCTGGAAGTCTTTCAACATTGTCATTGAGTCGATCAATTTTTTTTAATAACTTTTCAAGAGCCATCAGGATTTGAAGTTCACGATCTTTTGGTTTTTCTTTTACATTAACTGTGGTAATCTCGAGAATCATATACCATTTAGCATCTGGTTGAAGAGTTACGTAGTTACCATCATCTTGTTGTTCATTAATTGTAAAATTCAATTTCTTAATCGATATGGGATTAAAGTAATTCGTTTGTTGATTAAATCGACGCCATTGTTTATCACGTAAAATTTCATTACTCCCAGAAAAGTGTCTTTCGAGTGGTACTCTAGCAAGTATTTGCCCATGTCTTTCATCAAGAATTTGAGCAACTTTTGGGATTTCTGGACAAACAATATCTACAAACTTTGCGATGTTTGTACTACCACTTGCACCACTATCACCAATTTGTGTGATATAGAAATCAACTATCTTAATTCCTAGTACCCTACTCATATCCTCGACGTGTGTATTTGATTTGAGTGTGAGGTCTAAGGAAAATGTATTATTTGTACCATTCACAAAACTGGAATCGAGTACAATGTACTGAACCTTTTTAGGTACGTCTTCTAATCCCATATCTAATGTTATCCCACATTTTTTTCATGAATATAAGTATGCCAGTTCCACCCATTGCAAAGTTTACGATAGGGATGAACACAACTTTATTTACTATCGTAGCTGTAGATGTTTTTAAGGAATTGAAGGGGTATAAAAAAATGGCTACTAAAGTTAATAAAAAATGATCTCC